AAACAGTGACCTCAATCCAGCTTCAGCTGGTTCGCGCATTTGCGGAGTAAGTCCAGCGTAAGCCAGAGGATTTTCAAACGATGCGTCTGACTGCAACAGGGAACCCAAGCCGCCCTGCCGTGCATAGTTCATTTCTCCAAACGACCCCATTTGACCCTGACCAGTATAGTTCAGAGATTTGAGATATTGCATCAACGCTTGCAGCAATGATGGGTCAATAGAGTTTAGATATCCAAGGCCTGCATTACTAAATTGGAGATTACTTCCTGTTGCTGCCACCCTTGGAATGCCCATAAGAGAGTACATATTACCAGCCGCCGCTGCCGGGGCTCCCGGACCCACTGGAGCTGGAATGCCCATCTGTGGTTGAGTGTTAAGTTGCTTGATAAGCGCTTCAATGTACTGTTGCTGAAGAGCCTGCATTTGATTTTGCGACTCTTGCAACATTGCATAAAGCTCGTTCTCTCTAGTGTTATCTGGTTGACGAGCATACTTTCCTATCTCCATTAGTTGCGCCAACTGTTCAAACTCTGACATCCCATCTCCGGAATCTCCACCACCACCGGGCTCTGGTGCTGGTGCTGCTGGTGCTGCTGGTGCTGCTGGAGGTAAAAATGGCACTATTGGTGCGGGAGTGGTTGTTGCTGATGGTTTAGGCACGTATGCTGGATTAGGAGCTGTTGCTGGATCTTCCAGCTTTCCACTAAATCCCGTCTTGGTGTTAACTTGAGACCTAGTAGAATTAGCCCACGCAATTAAATCTGCAGGTGTCATTGCGGGTGGTGTAGTTGGCGCTGGAGCTGCTGCTGGAACTGCTGCTCCAATAGGAGTTGTCCCACTTCCTCGATAATCTCCTCGTGTTTCGGCTAAGGGTGTTCCGTACAACCAATTTTGAAAACCGTGAATTGCACCCGGAAGAAAATCACTACCAATACCACCCGTACGATAAACGTTTGGATCTACGGGAACTCCTGTTTTTTGTGCTTCTCGTTCCGCTGCTTCTACTTGATTAGGCCAGTATGACCATGATGGCTCCATATCAAGATCGCTCCAATCTTGACCCACAGCCCATGTAGCAAGATTATTTCCCAATTGTCCCCCAAAGTATCCACCCGCTAGATATCCAGCGGGAGCTAAGACAGGAGCCGCAGGACCAGTCATCGCTCCCGCAGCGGCCAAAAGTTTAGATAAACCATATGCTCCTAATCCTGTTACGGATGCAATAAATACTACTTCTCCAGGACTTAGCGGATTTTTTTCAGCCACCCTTATATCTTCTGATGTATCAAATGCAATAGTATCTAGTGCTTCTCTTGTTGTATGGTCTTGCATCTTTCCTAGATTGCTTATGATATTTGATACAACTGCACCAGACTTAGGCACGGGCGCATACGGAGACTGCTGTATTGATTTTGGCAAAGTGAACTGCGGATTAGCAGGTCTTGGTAAAGTTCCTTCTGGTACACCAGTGTTAAGCGTTGACAAATAACCCGACGGAGCAGCAGGCTCAGCAGGAGGAGCAGCATCGAGAGGTTTAGTGTCAAGCCTTGACAAGTATCCCCTCCCTCCTTCTCCTGTCGCCGCTGACCACTTCTCTGTAAGACCAAATTGTGGACCCTCATTGCTCCTGACAGCATACCTTGTGTCATTTGGTTCGTTTTCGTTCATTAGTTTGAACTTAGTTCCCCAACCTTTGACATATTTCGGTCCCGTACCACCGGGCCTTCGTACTCTTTGAGATTCTTCGTTAGTACGCGACGCCCAATCAATCGGCGCAGGGGGAAGATCTGGGCGCACTAAGTTAGAAACAATGGGGGGACGTTCAGGAGGAGTGTATGTAAATGCGTTATATTTAGCAGGAGGAGTCCAAGCTTTAGTTTGATCAAGTAATTTTTTGTTGCCCCCGTATGGTTGGGGTGCAGATTTTGGTGGCGCAGGTTTTGCTGGCGCAGGGGCTGTTTGTTTGCCGCCATATACTTTGGGTGGTGGTGCAGGTGGTGGCTTCTTACCGCCTTGCACTCCTTGCTCTGGAGTCCAAGCTTTAGTCTCCTTAAGCAACTTTTTGTTTCCCCCGTATGGTTGGGGTTTGGGTTTTGTTTTCATCCAGAAATTATCGTCTTTGTGTGGCATATCAAACTCCTCGTGGTGCTGGCGGACGCTGTGCTCGCCGCATCTGGTCTAGGATAAGTTCCTGTGGAATATCTGGTATCAAGTCTTGTGCTGTCATTTGCATTTGTGATGGCATAGCTTGAGGTGACACAGCACCCGGAGCCATGCCTATCTGTGGCATTGTAGCACCTTGTTGGGGCAACATGGGCATTGCCAGAGGATTTGGTCCACCAATTCCCCCGCCTTGCTGACCCTGCATCATCTGCATAAATTGAGCTGCAGCCTCAGGTGGCACCTCGCCCTGTTGTGGCATTCCGGGCGGAGCGGACTGTTGCTCCAACATTAGTTTCTCTGCTTGTTCTTCCTCAATGTCTTTCCTTCGTTTCTCCGCCAGTTTGACTAGGGTTTTATTTTCGTTCAACCACTGCTGTTCAGCAGCCAAAGTCATTGTTTCTTGAATGTGCGGACTCATCTTGGGAAGCATTTGTTCACGCACACGCCTAGACACTTCAGCGTGATTGTCAATATCCAACACACTTTCCAGAATAGAACGGTCATCTAATAGCGGTTGTCCGTCCACTCCGGGGTTACGAAATGCTGAAGCCAGTTGCGCTTTTATCATGCGGTCCTGCGGCATTTCCGGTTGAATGATTACTTCCACATGAATTCGCCCATCTACATCATCCGGAGTAATTGCAATCAGGGTGGTTTTCTTTCCGCCGCCGCCGCCCACCTCTGACACTGTGACGGGAACACTTAGCTTCAAACCGTCCATGTCCCCAAACTTTTCGATCAGTTGCAACTTGTGCCCAAAATCCCAACCCAGCGCCTGCTCAATTGCAATCTTCTTGTCGTAGATTTTGTCCATCACCTGTGACAGCACCTGTGACACGGCAAACCCGCTCTGCAGGTTGGCTGGCTCTGCGGCAAACGCTACCTCTGGAATACCGCCAATCTGCTCGTCAGCTCGCAAGAAGCTCATCAACTGTTGCATCACAGCCGCATTGGTGGTTGGGTTTAACACCGTCACTTTGGCATCAGGCGGGATTTGTGTTTCCACTCCCGGCGTACCAGTGTCCAACAGAACTGCTTGTCCGGTTGGGGACTGCACCAATACCTTTGGGTAGTAGTACAAGTCCACACCCGTAGCCATTTTGCTTGCCATGATGTACTGCTGTTTGAGGCTGTCCATGATTGGGCCCAGCACACTCTGGTACGCCCAGCGCATATCAGCAATTGGTGTGCCCATACAATGCGCCTCGCATAATGGCACAAACCCGTACTCGTGTTCGTTCACCCATACCAGCTGGTTGTCTACTACCAGAGCATTCCAGTTGCTGTCCCAATACTCCACCACCATCACACGCTTGTTTGGATCATCTGGCAATTTAATGTTGCGGGTTTTTCCCTTGTTCTCAAGTTCTTCTTTGATGTCCCAACAATAGCGTGTGTATTCTTTGGTGTACCAGCCAATGCCGCTCTCGCCCCACACGCTGTAGATTTGGTTGGGGTCGTGCGCCATGGTACGGATGGGCATGTAGTCCCCGCCAATCGCTTTCACATCAAAGCGGGTTTCAATGCACCCGCGCCCACGCAGCAGAAAGAAGTAAACGAAATCCCGGTACACATTCTTTTTCATTTCCATTCCCAGAATGCGCTGATAGCCCTTGAGCCACTGCTCCAGCTTTTCACATGAGCGTTGCTCTGTTTCTCCGGTGCTCTTGGGAACCACATGGATTTCCTGACTGGCACGGATTTGCAGTAGTGTTAGGAATTTTTCCAGAATTGCACGGGCACGGGCAGGGCGGGTAATGCGTGGCTTACTGGATGTCAGGCTGTCGCTTGTGTCGCGTGGCACATCAAAGTCTGCCTTCCACAGTTTTTCTACTTCTGCACTAAAACGCAAGGCTTCACCGTACTGCCCCTTGGCAAAACGGTGTTGCTTCAGAACCCAATCAGCGTCTACTGGTTTTTCGTTTCTCATTGTTTA